AACATTTGACCAAGACCGAATGGCAGTTGAAGTAAACACAATAGCAGATGAAACTCAATCATTCTTAAATAAGTTTTACGATATGTTATCCGAAAGGTTTTTCTTTATTCCAAAAGAAAAACATCGTTTTGAAATTAAAAAGGAGTATATTAGTAAAGCGGGGTTTTGGGTAGCAAAGAAACGATATGCTCAATGGATGATTTTGAAAAACGGAATCAAATGTGATAAGCTTGATGTAAAGGGTCTTGATGTAGTTCGTAGCTCATTCCCCAAAGCATTTCAGGACTTTATGGCAAAGATGTTAAAAGATATTCTAATGGGTAAATCGCATGAAGAAATTGATGAAACGCTTATTCAATTCAAAAAGAATATGCCAAACCTGCCTGTAAACAAAATTGCAAAAGGTGGAGCAATTAAAGAATTGAGTAAATATGATGATGGAAGTTGGAAATCCGGCCAAGCCGTTGCAAACTTTGAGAAAGGTACTCCGGCGCACGTTAAAGCAGGAATAGCATATAATCGTTTATTAAAGTTTTTTAATTGTCCATTTAAGCATGAACCAATCCGTGATGGTGACAAAGTAAAGTGGGTATATCTTAAAAGTAATCCATTGGGGCTAGACGCAGTTGCATTCAAAGATTATAATGACCCAAAAGAGATTATAGATTTTATTCAAAACTATGTAGATAGAGATGAAATCTATAAAGCAGAGTTGGAAAATAAAATTGATGATTTTTATACTGCATTGAAATGGGAAAAAGCAACAAACGAAACAAAAACAGCAAAGAAATTCTTTGCTTTTTAAAATAGTTTTCTTATATTTAAACATCTAAAATTTAAAAACAAAGTTTATGAACAAACAAAATTTATTGAAATTTATTCAAAAGTATTCATTGGGTGGACTGATTGAATCGGTAACTTGGAATGCAGAAGGGAAAGCACTTTCTGTCCGATTCATATCGGATGATAAAACCCTTTTAGGTGAAGTAGGGTTTAATGCGTTTACATCAAATCCTTTTAACATTGGTATTTACACCACATCGCTTTTAAAAAATATGATTGGTGTATTGGACAATGATATTCAACTCAAAGTTGAAAAGAGTGGTGATAAAGCAGTTTCTTTAAAACTTGCTTCTGATGAAACCGAAACATCATATCAGCTTGCCGACTTGGGTGTTATTCCACCTGTGCCTGATTTGAAAGCATTGCCGGATTTTGGAATCAATATTGATATGACATCTAATATGATTGATAAATTCATTAAGGCAAAAGGTGCATTGAGTGATATTGATACCTTTACTGTATTTACCGAAAGTGGTGACCTCAAAATGGCTATTGGTTATTCATCTATATCAACAAATCGTGTCACATTTACTTGTGAAAAAGGATTTAGTGGTGATGTAAAACCAATCAGCTTTTCAGCAAAATATCTTAAAGAAATCCTTACAGCAAATAAAGAAGCAACATCCGCTAAGTTGAAAGTATCTACCGATGGACTTTCTCATATTCAATTTCAAATTGATGACTTTGTTTGTGAGTATTATCTCGTCGAAATCGCTAACTAATAAAACATATAAAAAATGGCAGAACAATTAAATTTATTCAATGAAGAACCTGAAATGGTTCAAAACACATCGGATCAAAAGGTAACTCCAATATCCGACGTAGAATGGTGTTATCAGTTTTTTGATAACGAACCCGTTGTATTTGGTTTTGGACAAGAAGAAGGAAAAGCAAACCCGCTTGTTATTCAACTACGACCAGTAGCAGAAGATGTATTACTATTTAGTTATAATGGTATGTCATTCAAAATTTTTCCAAGGGAAATTAGTGCAGACAGCATTGAATTAAGAAAGCAACAAAAGGAAAAAGAAAACCAAAATGAAAGTTAATATAAAAAGATTGCATGAGAATGCAGTAATTCCAAAATATGCAAAAGCCGGCGATGCCGGACTCGATTTGGTTGCAACGGAAATCATTAATAAAGAGGTTTTCCAAATAACTTATGGGACGGGATTGGCGATGGAAATACCGGAAGGATATGTAGGGCTGGTATTTCCACGTTCATCTATTCGTAAGTATGACCTTTCTCTTACAAATTGTGTAGGAGTAATTGATAGTGGATATCGTGGTGAGCTACAGGCGACATTCCGTAGGCACAAAGGAGTGGCATCAAAGGATTATGAAGTGGGTGATAAGATTGCACAAATCATTATAGTTCCATACCCATCAATAGAATTTACAGAAGTGGATGGTTTATCCCAAACCGAACGTGGAACAGGTGGATTTGGGTCATCCGGAAATTAAAAACAAAATATGAAATCAGTATTAGCAGAAAAATTAATGAGCATATGCTCACCAGACAAAGATTTATCAAACGATCATAATCCGGCATTCGGTATTGATAACCTAACAGATGAGCAACGTACTCAGGTAGAAGAAGAATTGATCAAACATTTTGGATTTGAAAGGATTGTATGGATGGACTTACCAGCAGGTCTAACAGAAGATGGTAAGGCTATAGTAGCCAAATCAATTAAAATACACGATACGGACAATCCAAAGTATGCAGGTAAAGTAGGATATCTATATACAGTATGGTTTACACCAAAAATGTATAACACAGAAGAAATATATCAACCTGTAAAAGATGGATGTGTACTATCTCCTGTAATATACAATCCAACAACATTCTTACCAAAACGAAGTATTACGATTGAATGGTGTCCTGAATTTCCAGTTGATTTGGAAAATCCTATGACTTGGGAAGATGAAAAGAAAATGATACATGATAAATTGGAAATGGTATTAGAAAACGCAGAAGATTATATACCAGCCGGATATAGAGGTGGTATTTTAAGATTCGCAGTAAAATAAAAAAAAAATATGAGTTTTTTTGCAAATGATATAAATAAAAAAGAACACTCGCTTTGGTGCGAAAAATATCGACCTACCACGTTAGATACATATGTAGGAAATGAAATCGTAAAGGAAACCATCCAACAATATTTGGACACCAACGATATTCCACATCTTCTATTTTATGGTAAAGCCGGTACAGGCAAAACCACATTGGCAAAGTTGATAGTAAACACAATCAAATGTGATTCAATGATTATCAACGCATCCGATGAAAATAATGTAGATACCGTTAGGACTAAAGTAAAGAATTTCGCATCATCGGTTGGGTTCGCAGGATTCAAAGTGATTATACTTGATGAGTTTGACTATATGACTCCAAACGCACAGGCAATCCTTCGTAACCTAATGGAAACATTTAGTAAACACTGCCGTTTCATTTTGACTTGTAACTACATTGAGAAAATCATTGACCCAATTCAAAGTCGTTGTCAGGCATTTGCTATAACTCCACCAACAAAGAAGGATGTCGCAGTTCAGGTGACAAGAATATTGGAAGCAGAACGCATTAAATTTGACATTAAGAATGTAGCAGATATTATCAATTCTTATTATCCAGATATTCGCCGTATATTAAATACTTGCCAACTACAATCGGCAAAGGGTGAACTGAAAGTAGACCATAAAATAATGGTTGAATCCGACTTTAAAACAAAGTTGATAGAACTCCTTAAATCCGATGATGATAAGAGAAACTTATTTCTTAAAATCAGACAAGCAGTAGCAGATAATCGGTTAAATGATTATTCGGAAATGTATTCTATGCTTTACGAAAAGGTTGATGAATATGCAAAAGGAAATGTTGCAAATACGATAGTTACTATTGCAGAAGGTGTTTCTAAAGATGCGCTTGTCGTCGATAAAGAAATCGTGTTTATGAGCACGGTAATTCAAATACTTAACATTATAAAATAAATCAAAATGGATGGACAACAAATGAGTGGAAAACTTCCAATGAATTTTTCACTAAATGATGCAAGAGATATTCAATGTGGATGCGGTAATACAATTTTTATGCCAGGTTATCGCTTTAAAAAAGTATCTCGATTAATTACTGGTGGTGCAAAGGATTCGATATTACCAATCGAACTATATCTTTGTACAATGTGCAGTACACCTCTTCAAGAATTATTACCGGAAGAACTAAAAAATAAAACGGTAGAAACCAAAAGTATTATAGAATAATATGGCAGCTAAAAAATTGTTTGACCACTTGAATGCAATTACAACGATTCAAGACCCAGATTATTTCAGAACCCTTTCAGACGAAGACCGGAAATCGTGGAGCAATTTTATGATTAATCGGTTCTTATCAATGAAGCCTGAATGGATTGATATTATCGCCACCTTACTACCACTTACTCAAAGTTTGGAACCAGAGCAAATGTATAAGCTCTATATAAATGTTATTCCAAAAGGTAGGTACTTTACAAAATACATAAAGGGTAAGTCGGAAGATAAGTATGAAGCATTTTTGATTGAATTACTAAAAAAAGAATATGGGTGTTCGGAAAGACAGGCCACCGAATATGCAGAAGTGCTTTATTCTAGCAAAGAAGGTAGGGAAAATATAAAGTATATTTGTGAAAAATATGCAATTCCAAAAAAAGAAATTACTCGTTTAAAATTAAAAATATAGTTGGTAATACCAACTATTTTTTTTATATTGTATAATATATGGCAAAAGTATCATTCTCTCAATACGCAATGTGGAGTTCTTGTCCACATCAATATAAACTTTCATACATAGACAATTTGAGTGAAAGTGGTGCATCGATTCATACTATTTTTGGATCTGCAATGCACGAAACTCTACAAGAATACCTTGATAAATGCCTTCGCATTTCAAAATCACAAGCCGATAAACTAATTGACCTAAAGGAAACTCTTAAACTAAAAATGAGAGATACTTATCTCAAGGAAGTCGAAGGTGAAATTGGAAATACTGATGTATGTAGCAAAGAAGAATTAATTGAATTTTTGCAAGATGGAAACGCCCTATTGGATTGGTTTCAGAAATCAAAAAACTTTAATAAATTTTTCTCATTAAGATATGATGAATTGGTAGCCATAGAGCAACCAATTAATACTAAAATTGCTGATAATGTAAACTTTGTAGGTTTTATAGACCTTATTGTTAGAGATACATTTAGTGGTAAATACCGAATCATTGATTTCAAAACATCAACGAAAGGTTGGAGTTCATATCAAAAGAAAGACGCAGTAAAGAATGCACAAATATTATTGTATAAAAAATTCTACGCCGAATTACTAAAAATATCGGAGGACAAAATAGATGTTGAATTTATCATTCTTAAAAGAAAAATAGCAGAGACAACCGAATATGTAATACCACGAATATCAAAACACATACCGGCTAATGGACGGGTGTCAATAAACAAAGCATGGACTGGATTTAAAGAATTTGTTGATTCAGTATTTGATGATAATGGCAACTACCGAATCGGCGCAGCGTATCCAAAAAAACCAAGTCGACTATGTGATTGGTGTGAATTTTTACATAGAGGATTGTGTGACGGTAAAAAATAATAATTACATTATACATATATAAAAACAGTTATGAAAAAAAAGAAAATATTACTTCTATCCGATGATTTGCGGATGTCCAGCGGCATAGCAAATGTTTCAAAACAATTTGTATTAGGTACAGTAGACAGGTACGATTGGGTACAATTAGGTGCAGCAATCAATCATCCTGACCAGGGAAAAATGTTTGACTTAAGTGAAGAAGTCCGAAAAGTAACCGGAGTGCAAGATGCAAATGTAAAACTTATTCCATTTAACGGATATGGAAATCCTGATATAATTCGCCAACTGATAATGTTGGAGCAGCCTGATGCTATTTTACATTTTACTGACCCACGCTATTGGATTTGGTTATATGATATTGAGCATGAAATTCGCCAATCCGTTCCACTTTTCTTTTATCATATTTGGGATGACCTTCCGGATCCAAAATACAATCGTGATTACTATGAATCTTGCGATTGGATAGGTTGTATTTCAAAACAAACATATGGAATTACAAAACGTGTTTGGGGTATGAACTCTGAAAAGACTTGGAATCCTGCAAAAGATTGGCAAGTTAGTTATGTACCGCATGGAATAAATGAAAAAATATATAAAAGATTGGATTCAGTACCCGAAGACTTCAAAAAGCAAGTATTGGGTGATAAGAATTACGATTTCATTCTTTTTTGGAATAATCGCAATATTCGTAGAAAGCAACCTGTCGATGTCATTCTTGCATTTGATAAGTTTGTTAGAGAACTTCCAAAAGAAAAGCGTGATAAGGTTTGCCTTCTAATGCATACGCAACCTGTTGATGAAAATGGAACTGATTTACCTACCACAATAGAGCATTGTTGTTCGCCAGAAACAAATATTATATTTACACAAGGCCGTTATACTGAAGAGCAAGTTAATATGCTTTACAATATGGTTGATGTTACAATCAATATTGCTTCAAACGAAGGATTTGGTTTAGCAACGGCGGAATCGGTTATGGCTGGTACACCAATCATTGTAAATGTTACGGGCGGATTACAAGACCAATGTGGATTCAAAATGGATGGCAAATATGTTACAGCGGAAGATTATGTACAAATAGGTTCGTTGAATGATAAATCTAAATACGAAAAAGTAGTTACACATGGTGAATGGGTAACACCATTATGGCCAGTGAGGTCAACCGCAGGTTCAATTCCGACTCCTTATATATTTGATGATAAAGTTGATTATGCAGATGTCACACCGCTCATTAGAAAATGGTATGATATGAATAGAAAAGAAAGGAAAGAAGCTGGATTAAAAGGACAGAAGTGGATGATGTCAAATGACGGTCAATTAAGTTTAGGGCATATGTGTTCTACACTAATAAATGGTATGGAAACCGCATGGAGTAATTGGAAACCCAGAAAAAAATACGAATTATTTGAAATAGCATAAAAAATAAAATATGAACAATAAACCAACATTAGTATTTCAAGCACCAGTTAGTACCCGCAGTGGGTATGGTGATCACGCAAGAGACCTATTATATTCACTTTGGAAACTTGACCGTTTTGATATTAAAGTTATTAGCACCCGATGGGGTTCGACTCCGATGGATGCACTCAATATCAATGACCCATTTCATATGTGGATTGTGCAAAACATCGTTCCACAGCTTACTGAAAAGCCTGATATTTTTATTCAGGTTACTGTTCCAAACGAATTTATGCAAGTTGGGGTTTACAACGTAGGTATTACGGCAGCAATAGAAACCACAATATCACCTGTTAGTTGGGTTGAAGGATGTAATCGTATGGATTTGGTGTTAGTACCTTCGCAGCACTCTCGCATGAGTTTGGTGGGAACGGTATATAATGAAGCAGATAGAGCAACCGGACAAGTAATAAAACAGCATCGTATCACTAAACCGGTTGAGGTTATTTTTGAAGGATATGATGAAAAGATTTTTGGAACCGATACGGTTAAGACCATAGATTGTTTGGATGGTGTAAAAGAAGATTTTGCGTTTCTATTCGTTGGACACTGGCTGCAGGGCATTTTAGGAGAAGACCGTAAGAATGTTGGAATGATGATTAAAACATTTGCTATGGCTTTCAAAAACGAAAAGAAAAAGCCAGCACTTATACTTAAAACATCTGCTGCCACATTCTCGGTGATGGATAGAGAACGTATACATAAACAAATAAAGCATGCATTGGGAAATGATTATGGCAAAGTACCGGTTTATCTATTGCACGGCGACCTCACAGGCCAGGAAATGAACGGATTATACGAACACCAAAAAGTAAAAGCAATGCTGAACTTTACAAAAGGTGAAGGATTTGGTAGACCATTACTAGAATTTAGTTTGACGGGTAAACCAATAATTGTAAGTGGATGGAGTGGTCATCTTGACTTTTTAAGTAAGGGCGCCGTTCTATTAGAAGGTGAGCTGGGTAATGTACATGAATCCGCTGCAAATGAATTTCTTCTTAAAGAAGCGCACTGGTTTAATGTTAATTTATCAAAGGCTTTGCCTGTTATTCGTGATGTATTTTTGAATTATCCAAAGTATTTGGATGGTGCAAAAGAATTAGCAAAGAACAACAAAGAAAAATTTGGAATCGAAAATATGACAAAAGTATTTGATTCTATACTAACCAAATATGATATTTATAATAAAGTTCAACCTAAATTAAAACAAATCAATTTACCACAATTAAAAAAAGTTGAATTACCAAAGCTTAAAAAGATAGAGCTCCCTAAACTTAAAAAAGTATAAAATTGGCAAACTACAATCCGATATATAGAAAATTTATAGATGATAGGAATATAGTTAAATCCATTCAGATTAATAGAGGAAAATTCTATTTAGTAAAAGAGTATATATACGCAGATGGTGAGAAAGGTAAATTCACAGAAACAACAGCGCCTATAATTTTTGTTTTGTATGTTTCAAAAGTAAAAGATATATTACATGCAGTTAAGGTTTCAAACATAAACCCAAATGCAGTAAAGAAATTTTTTGGAAAGTTTGTAAACGAAGAAACTGAAAAAATACAAATGAGAGGAAACGCACAACAAATATATGAAAAAGTGGTTAGTAAAGTTCCGATAGTTACAAAAAACGCATATAGGACATACAAATTAAGTGGACTAACTAAAATTGTAGAGCTAAAAATGGATGTTAATGAACTTACGCCAAAAAATGTTACGGTTAAAGGTATAGATGTAAAATCACAAAAGAAAAATATATAAAATGTCGACTAAAGAATTTGTTATTTGGTTACAAGGATTTACGCAAGGAATACACCACTATAACATAACTCCGGCTCAATGGGATTTTCTTAAAGAAGTATTGAGCAAAATAAATTTTGAAAAATAAAAGTTATGAAATTAAGTTACGCAATCACTGTGTGTAATGAGTTTGATGAAACAATCGCATTACTCACTAACCTATTAAATTACAAAACGGAAAATAGCGAAATTGTTGTTCTATTAGATACGCCAAAAGCACAGCCTGAACTAATTGAATACCTAGAATTACAAGCTGGAGCTGATAAAATTACACTTATCGAATCCGAATTTGATAATGATTTTGCACAATGGAAAAACTTTCTTAATTCACACTGTAAAGGTGAATGGGTATTTCAACTTGATGCGGATGAAAATTTAGACCCTAATCTTATAGCAAGTATGGAAGATATACTTTCCGAAAACTCTGATAAGGATTTAATTATTGTTCCACGAATCAATATTGTTAATGGTATTACCCAAGAGCATATTCAAAAATGGGGCTGGAATATTGACCGGAACAAATGGATAAACTTTCCTGATGTACAAACCCGACTATATAAAAATTCAGAAAAAATTGGATGGGTTGGTAAAGTACATGAGAGAATAGTTGGATTCGAAAATTATACAAGCTTTCCCGCATTAGAAGTATATTGCATAAAGCATATAAAAAGTTTGGAAAAACAAGAAAATGCTGTTAAATTATATCAACAAATAAATCCAAATGTAAAAGAAAAGTTATGAGATATTACGGACAATATTTTAATGGACTACCGGTAGACCAGTTTCTTCATCAGAGATATTTTATGGATAAACAAAACGGATTCTTTATAGAATGTGGAGCAGCTGATGGACTTAACCTATCGTGTTGCAAATTCTTTGAAGAAACTATGGGATGGAAAGGAATAAATGTGGAAGCTAGCCCAGTTAAATATGCTAAATTATTAAAAAACAGACCTGATTCATTTTTGAATTTGAATAAAGGATTATTAAACGAATCGGGAGTTTATGTTTTTAGAGATGATAATGTAGATGACCCGAGATACGCTCCGGGTTGGGGTAATGGTTCATTTGAACATACAGAAAAACACTTTGGACAATTAAACCAAATGGGAATCCAACTACAAGAATCGGAAGTTACAACAATTACTTTCAAAGAACTAATTGAGCAAAATTCAGTTGAATCTGTAGACCTTTTCATATTAGATGTAGAAGGTGTTGAACCGCTTGTTATAGAGGGAATGAAAGGTTCGCCTGTACTTCCAAAGCA